TCATCGAGGAAGCGGTCTCAAACCTTAGAGAGGATAGAGAACTAACCTATGAACTTCTCAGTGAACTCAGAGCAGATATCACAACCAGCAAGTCCACCCACAGAGATTCTGGAATAATTGTTTCTAAATACATGGAAACACTCCAGAGATCAAATGAACAGATGGTAAAGATTATTGCTATAATAAAGAAAGATAAGCCAGACAGCGGACCCCTGAGCCTCTCGGACAAAGAGGCTGATGAGCTATTTGATATAATCAAGGGGTAAAAATGTATGGGCGCAGTTGCACACAAAAAATCTCATACGGCAGAAAGAATAGCATTTGATCCCTTTCTACCGAAAGATGAGATAATAAACGAATACATCAGAAATACAATAACTCCAGACATTGACATTGGGCAAAGTTATTACCTGGGAACAATTGTTCATGTTGTTGAAAAAGACGATAGGGATGTAGATGGTCGAGACATCTTCTATAGCATGTCCGACAATCACGAAAGAGTTACAAAGTCTATCGCTGACAAGAAATACAATTCAAATAGAAAAACTCTGTTTGTTCACATACCCTCGTTTATGACAAGCCAGACATTCGATCCGGCAAAGATTTTAAACTTTAATAGTTTTACGAAAATACGTGTTGATTATTTGGGAGACAAATCTCCCAAACCCGGAGATCTTGTTAAATTACAATTCAGAGACAAGAATTCCTATTCTAATCCATTTATAATCGACATAGAAAGTGTTGAGGGTGCTTCTATAGATAGCAGAGTTGCTTCTGCCAAGGCATTATTTGAACAATATACAAGTTGCGGTAGTCCGAGGATCGGACCCCTAGAAGGGCTCTCACAAGAGGATTTGGCTATCTCAACTTACGGAGGCTACTATCAAGCCCTAAGAGAGATAGGAAATATATTCTCTCCAGAATATATTTCCATGTTTTTCTCAACAGAAAAGGAAAAGGAAAAAGAAAGTCTTATTTCTATAATAAGCCTTGGTCTAGCTGAAAAGGCGTATAAAGAAGTACAAGATGTTCCAGATAGTATTAGGAATTTAGTTAAAGGAAGAGCTGATAAAAATGTCGAAATTACCGGAATTGTTGATATATCAACAATCATCGCAAAGAAATTTTTTACATTTGTACAACAAAACCTAACATCAAAGACAAACTGGTTTTTTCATTTTAATCTGGAAGAAAAAAGTTTTGGTCTAGACATAAACTTGGACGTAAAGGGGACCGAAGAGGAGAAACTTGATGGATATATTAAAATAAGTACTGAATTAAAGAACAGTACCACCAGATACTCTGCCATTAAACCAGAGAAACAAAAATCAACAACCTCATCTTCTATAAAACAATCTTCTGAGATAACCAGCTGCGAAGATAAAATTATTAAGGATAAGAGTATCTATCCTGCGGTTTATGAGGGTGTCGTGAAATCAGAATATGATGTCAATGTCATAAAGGGGTTTCATGATAATTCCGTAAACCCCGCCAGTTTTTTAACCAAGAACTACTTCGAGAAATTATACGATGGACCACTAAAGGTTAAAAAGCCGTTTTATGTTGACGATAAGCCAACTAATGATAATTATAATAGTAAGGAGATAAATGTTTTTAACATAAAGGAGCTTGATTCTAATTTTAAGATTATTATCCGTTTTCTTAACGATCTGAGATCCAAAATATCATCGACAGAAAGAGTGCCAATAGAAGACGTACTAATACTTCCTAAACAGGTTTTGAAATTAAAAAAAGGGACAGCAAAGGGAGATACTAACTCAAGACACTATTATGGCAAGGCTGTAGACTTTAGAGTCTATATAAAAGACAAGGATAATAAAGTGTTCCAAATCCCTCCGGATATAGTGGCATTGTACGCAGATCAAGTTGGAGAAAATTTTAAGTTTATAGGTCAGGGAGTTTTTCTGTCTCCCAAGACATTCTATAATCATGTTGAATTTTTGGGAGACTGGTCTGGTCTAGGAGAAGAAAGAGAGCAACACATCCTTTACTTTGGAAGAACAAATGGTGAAAAACTTTCTAAGTCTGAAGAACAAATAGAAGCCCAAGTCACCGGAGCTGACAAACTCAGAGTGTTAAAGAAGATTGTGGCGACTAATGGGAAATATATTAATCCCACAACGAAGCGACTTGATTCTAGAATTGAGGGACTTATCTAATGGCAATAAAATTTACTGGTAATATTGATACATCTCCGTGGAGCAAGCCATCACAAGAATATTTAAATAAGTTAACGACCGATAGGCGGGAGTTTATTAAACAGTCTACAAAGAAAGCCGAGATCGCTAGGGCAGAATCAATAAAAAGATTAAGCGAAAACATTGAAAAGGGAGGAGTTGAACAACAAATTTCCCTAGAAAAAAAACAAAGAGAAGTAGATCAAAATCTTAAAGAAATCTACAGTAGGCCAATTCCTATACCGGAAATAATCGAAGGAGATAATGGAAGAGTTGCCGTAAAGCACAAAAACAAGACTGCGTTCATATTTGTTGGAGATGCTGAAAAAACAGATCGACAATTGGGCGGGATAAATTCTCCCAAGATGGCCCTGGTGGTCGGAGGTGGGATAGAAACGTCAACTGCCCAGATAGACCCGCGCAAGGATTCCATTCTGGGGATATCGTCCGAAATTCATCTAACCTCTATGTCCGACGTAAATGTTGATGGAATCTTTGGGAAAGTAACCCAATTAAGCAATCGAGCGGCAATAAGAACAAACACCGATGTTCTAGAACTATCTGCCAAAGAAACTGTTATAATAAGAAGCCTGGGGACGTCCTATAACTCGAAAGGGGTGAGAATATTCACCCCCGGCGGAGTACACGTAATTTCCGGACAGACAACACCAGAAAAAAAGATTAAAGAGCCAGAACCAATGGTTCTCGGGAAGGCGCTTGCCGATACCATTCAAGAGCTGGTTAGTAAAATTAGCGAAATGAACTCTGTCATGATCAGCATGAACGAAGACATTCTAAGCCTAAAGGATGCCCTGCTAACTCACTTCCACGTAGGAGTAGGCGTCCCATCGGCAGACTTGGCAGCAAGGATTCTTCCAACATTGATATCCGAGACGACACTAAATATAATGAATGGATATTCTAATCTGATAAACCTAGAAATCCTAAAGGCAAATAAGCTAACGGCCTTCTCCGCTGGAAAATTCCTAAGCGAATTTAATAGAGTAAATTAATGATAAAGCCAAACATAAATCAAATAAGAGAATATACCACCAGGAAAGATGTGGCGAAGTGGCTACCAAGCTTTCCAGGCGGAGATAATTTCCTTAGGACTTTTCTTCTGCCAGGAAAAAATATTGATGGAAGCAAAAGCGACGGAGAGATAAACACTCTGACGGAGTTTAAGGAGACGCAACCCGGGGGCTTATACGAGGAGGACTTAAAGAGATTCATGCTTGTTATGGCCTGTTTTAAACAACAGCCGTATCATACGGCGTTGATTGAGACATCAGAAGGTAATGTCTTACTGACAAATGAACTTTCTGGATTTTTGGAGAGCGTTCAAACTGGCAACGGACAACCTTGTTCTCGAGGACTAACGGCTGACATAGTAAGATATTATCGAGGCTCAAAACTAAAGGATTCTCCCCCAGATGACGAAAAGAACATTCAGTCATTATTAAATTATTCAAGAAGCAGCGTGGATTACAAGAAGAATGTTGCTGGCGTCCTAGGAAGGGTTACTTATGATAGTATTGTCAAACACACCCTTTATTCTCTCCTTCTATCAAATGAACTAATAGACAAGGATCTAGAAAAAAAGGCGGGGACCTCATGGATAGATAGTGCGACACACTTACTACCAAATAACTTTGGGCTATTTATTGATGTCGGAGGCGGCCCATATGCCAGAGCCTTTCCTGTAATATGTGTTTATACAAAAGCCGCTAGCTCAACAAAGGAATCCGACCTGTTTGAAAAAGCGAATTCCTTTGTTGCGTCAAAATTATCTAGAACGCCAACGAAAGAAGAGTTAGTATCTCCTATAAGACCGAGCGGTAAGAAAGAGAATTTCCTTACAGTCCCGATAAGCACCACTGGGGATTCCGTATTTTGTTTTCTGTATGATTTCGCAGAGGTTATTACGCTTGAGCAATCATCTGTCAATGACTTTACTCTAGATATTTTAAAGATTGCACTGTCTCTTCTATCTACCAAAATATTGACCTTTGATAATAAAGAAAATTTGAGATTGTTCGCTAAAGAGTTGGAGGGAAAACTTTTCGCTAGTTTTGGAGATGTTGCAGAAGAAGATTTTTTTTCTATAGTTTATAAGATAAAACACGGAGAAGAATGCAAATATGCACTAGATCGTGGAATCTCGACAGCCATAAACAAAAGTTTTAAGATTCAATTTAAAAAAGTACTTTCTTCCCTTGTGTCGGTTATGGAAGAAATTGGAAATAAGTTTAACGATACCGAAAATATAAAGCTACATTTTGATAATTTTTATAACCTGCTGGCGGCAACGACAACAAAAAGTCTAGGAAAAAATCAAGAAAAAACATACCTAGAATCTATTCCATTTAATATGAAGGAATATGAAGTCAACAAGACCGAGAGTAATCTGCTTATCAAATTTTATTTAGATCCAGGAAGTCTCCCTAGTTATCCCGCTGGGAAATCAGACTATAAATACAGCCCCGAGATTGGTCTTGGTTTAAACCTTAAATTCGTAACAGATGTCTTTCTAAAGCAGGTTTATGAAAATCTCGATTCTAGTGGAGCCGGACTAGTCTATGAACTTGACAATAATAGAAGAAACGATAACTCTCTGTCGTTCACTTCTATAAAACTATTACAAGAAATTAACAGTAGAACCTCTAATAAGATTGGAAATAAACACAGAGATGATTATTTTATATATTCTCCTGGAAACGTTGTCCTAAAAAGTCCGGTTGTGCAAAAAATTAATTTGAATTCTCTTGGCCTCTCGTTTGAGGGGACAGGAGAAGATAAAATAAAACTTCAAACAATTTGTTTCCTACTAAACGTGAACAAGGGTCAAATTAAACCAAATCCTACAATAGAAACGTTTATCGATCTCGCTTATTACCCCAGGATTCAAGAGGGAATATCAGAAACTCCAGAGACTCTCCCAGAAAACCCACTTCCTGCTCTGCCGCCCACCACAATAACGGCAGATGCTCCAAAGAACAACAATTATCTGATCAACAATATAATATCAAGCGAACTTGCCTGTTATGAAGACATCGTCGATTCCTTCGACAAAGCAATAAACGCAGAGGCTTCCAGCGACAAACTATACTATGCATTTCAGACTCTCGTTCATACGGGGCTTCCGTTCCTGCTAACATATGCTGCCCAAAAGCTAGCAGCTAAGTTACAGGAATTGTCTGAGAACGGTGCAGATAAATCACTACTAGAGTGCCTGCTTTCCGATAGGAATAATCTTAAGAAAACTATAATAACGTTCGCAGATCTTCTATTGAACGGGGATCCGGAATCACTGTTGTTGCAACAAATCCCAGAACTTCCACAAATCCCAGAAATTATATTCTTGTCAACGTTCGACGCGGAGAAGGAATTAAAAAGGAAGCTGTTGGGTTTTATTATAAAGAAGATGATCGATCTTCTAAAATCACAATTAAACTTGGCAATTCAACCGCTTATAGATATGTGCAACGCGGATAGTTATTTAAATGCCTTTCTTGATTTGGCCTATTCTGGCAAAACAGAGTCTTCCGGAAACAAAGTTGGTGCTCCATCTCCAAACGGGCTGCCAATTGTAGGATCGTCAACGACTCATATCCCGCACGTAGTCGTCGATATAAACGATCTAATTGAGAAAACCGGCCTAGAGATAAAATCGTTTGTTTATGCAGAGTTTAGAGCGAAATATTGCACGAACGTTCAGGGACACCCAGTTGAAACCTATACAGACGATGCCATATCCTCGTTCTTTGATAATGTTAGTTCTGTAATGGAAATGTCCGAGATGGCGGCTCTTTTAAGAGGAACCGGAAGTCCCTCAACAAAAAACGTTATATTAAGTTGCATAAGAAATTATTCTAGTCAGTTTAGGGTATTATTTGAGGATATCAAGTCTGTTGCAGACCTGTTCGTTTTTCTAGCAGATTATATTGATTATATAATCTGCTTAGAGATAATCGGCTCAGAAGTAAGAAATTTTACTCCAACGGTTTGTTTCGATGTAAATTCTAATTTTGATAACCTGGTAAATAAATTCGGGGAAGAAGCAGTAACAACTCAAATTACTGAGCTGTCTAATCAATTAAACGATTTGTGTGTATTAAAAAATCCACTAAAAATTGATTTATTCTCGGATGGCCCGTCGTTCTTAACGGAAAAACTAAGAGGTTTGATAGAGACATCATATGGAACAATAACGACCTCGTTTTCAAATCTCCATAACGATCTGAAGTATAAGGATTATAGTCTAGATTCGAAGTCTGGTAAGTACGCCAACGTTTTTTCTTCCCTAGACTTGTCGGACCAAGATGGTGCAACAAGATACTACCTAACTTTGTTTTTGCTCTTTGTATTCAACGATAAGGTTTGGGTGGATGATTCGATAAAACCGGTGCTCGAGAATTCAAACAACCACCAGAAGGATGGATATCATACAAAGATAATCGACGGAATTATAAACTCCAACTCTTTTGACAAAACAGACTATAATAAACAATTTAAGCTGTCCCTTGCCTCTGTGGGGAACGAAGAACTTAAAACAAGCCCCACTATATTTAATGGGTATAATAAAAAACTAAAACAATATAACTTCGCGCCAAGCGTTGATTTGTTAAAATAGGTAAAAAATGATAGGTTATGGACTTTTAAATTCAAGTATACAAGGTTTCGCTCTTAAGAGGATTATTTCTTCTTTTTTTGAAAGAAGTTCTACTTTTCTATTTCCGCTTTTCCATATGCTCATAAAACAATATGGGACTAAGTCCTCTGATGAAATTTTCAATAGTCTGGTCAGTGGTAAGAGTGTTGAACTAAACCTGTTATATAATTTATTCTGTACAGAAGAAGATGCTCTTCTGAGTGGCGACAAGAAGACTTTTTTCTTAAAATATCTATTTTCTTCCAACATTGCAAAACAACCGGCGTACGATTTTACACAGAAACAGATGGATAAAATTATTATGGAGGGGAAAAACAATTTTAAACGGTTATTCGCAGAATCTCTAGAAGATTTTTTTTCGAATGAAGAATATACTCAAGAATTGCTATCTGCGGAAGACTTAACGCAGAAATATTATAATAAAATGGCAGAATTTATTTACATACAAGAGAAGGGCGGTGCTCCACAAATAAACCTCCCAGATTCTCCGTTTGGAAAATTTACGACGCCTATTCTATCATCCTCGCTAGATTTTGATTTTTCTAAGACGGGATTCCCCAGCTTCCCGAAGGTAGGAGTTCTTCCAGAAAAAGTAGTAAGTCAAACATCTGGTAACATAAAATTTAATGAATTGTCCGGGAATTTTAATGATGACACGAGTGTCGTATATAATTCTAAATTTATTGGTGTGTTGGCAAAAAAAATGGCGGATATATACTTAAAGGAGAATAAGACAATTATATCCTTTTATGAAGAAAAGAAGTTGTTACTAGCAAGAGATTCAAGTCTTGAGTTGCTTAATTCACAGATTAACTCGTTGCAGGAGAGTAAATAATGGCCGAAGGAATATCTGTAAGATTGCCGTTGGTTTATAATACCAAGGATGGCCCATTTCAACTAACAAAAACAATTCAGGAAGCCGTAAAACAAAACTTTAAGAATCTTATCCTTACCAACAAAGGAGAGAGACTGATGGATCCAGAGTTTGGAGTGGGAATCTCGAGTTTTTTATTTGAGAACTTCACACTGGCAACCCAACATAATATTAGGTCAGAGTCAGTTCAGCAAATTATAAAATATATGCCGTTTGTCGAAATACAAGATTTTATTGTTGCGGAGTCTAAGACAAATCTTAATCAGTTTTATATTTACATAAAGTACTCTATAAGTTCGTTGGGAGCCCTAGATGAATTAACCTTTGTAGTGGAAAAATAGGAATACATTTAATGCCGAAAACAAAACCACCTATCTCGTATACCAATAGAGATTTTTCATCTATACGGAACGATTTGATAAATTATGTTAAGGTTTATTATCCGGACACATATAAAGATTTTAATGAAGCGTCCTTTGGCGCTCTAATGTTTGATATGGTTGCATACGTAGGAGATATTATGTCCTTCTATGTTGATTTCCAGACGAACGAGAGCTTTCTCGAGACAGCCATTGAACGAAACAATTTAATCAAGATATCCAAGCAGCTTGGATATAAGTTTACAGGATCTCCTTGCTCATCTGGGATCGCAGCCTTTTACGTTTCTATTCCAGCACAAACAAATGGAGGACAAGAAAACTCAGATCTGATACCAATTCTCAAACAGGGTACTGCGATGACGTCAGATTCTGGAGCTTCGTTTGTCCTGACAGAAGACGTTGATTTTAATTCTCCCAAGGTAGAAAAAATAGTTATAAAGGAAACTGCAAATGGATCTCCAACGGGATATGCATATAAGGCATATGGAGCCATTGTTTCTGGAGAAATCCAACAAAAAACCGTGATCGTAGGGGATTATCAAAAGTTTCTCAAGATAAAAATTGATGATGATAGAATCTCGGAAGTGATCTCCGTAGTAGATTCTGTTGGCAATGAATATTATGAAGTAGACTACCTCACCCAAGATACGATATACAAGGAAATAAAAAACGTATCGTCCGATTCTCTGAATGCTCCGTTCTTCTTAAAGGAGTTTCAAACATTTAGAAAGTTTGTAACGGAGTTCGACGAAGATGGAAATTGTTATTTACAGTTTGGATTTGGATCTGAGGCTGAATTTATAGAAAATAATTTCCCGGATCCATCAAGCGTGTCATTACAGTTCTTTGGGAAAAATTATTATACAGACAAGATTTTCGATCCAAATGTTATTAGTTCTACTGAAACTCTGGGAATCTCCCCCGCCAATACTGCTCTAACTATTTTTTATAGAGCTAATACAAGCGATAGGGTTAATGCGGCGGTTGGTTCCATAAAGACAATAACCGATCCCATACTAGATTTTAGAACGACTCTCTACTCGAAACAAGAAGCCCTATCCCAGATAATAGGAATAGAAGTAGATAACGAGGAGCCTATCGTTGGATCCTCAGAAGTTATGTCAAATGAGGAATTAAGAACAAGAGCCCACGGAGCATTTGCGACGCAAAATCGTGCAGTAACAAAGCAGGACTATGCCGCTATTGTGTATAGAATGCCATCAAAATTTGGCTCTATAAAAAGAGTTGCAGTAGCTCAAGATCTTGATTCTGCAAAAAGAAACTTAAATCTTTATATTATATCCTCAACATCCAACGGGGAACTATCCTTGGCGTCAGACAGTTTAAAACATAACCTAAAGACCTGGATTTCTAAATATAAGATGATAAACGATACTGTTGATATACTCGATGCCGTAATTGTTAATGTTGGGATCACGTTCGAGGTTATAACAGATCTGACAAAGGATACAAACATTATTCTAAGCGATTGCCTCAAGGCGGCTAAGACAACCCTGAAGGAGAAGCTTAATATTGGCGAGCCACTTTATCTTACGGACATCTATAAGTCACTTAATGCCGTAATTGGAGTTGTAGATACAAAATCTGTTAATGTTTTCCAAAAGTTTGGAGACGGGTATAGCTCTTCACAATTCTCAGTAGCGGATCATCTATCAAAGGATGGCCGATATCTATCAGTTCCAGAAGATACAATCATTGAAATCCGAGATCTAAATAACGATATAACTGGAGTGGCGAAATAATGGGAATTAAGAGATACATCGCTAATGCTGATAACACGATAACCAACGCATTTCAGTCCAATCTTGTTACTAGGGGAACTGGCTCAAACATGGGAGCCTCTGATATATTAGAAATCTTTTCGATATATGGGCAAACAAGCGGTAGCAGCGGATATTCCTTGGAGGAATCGAGAGTTTTAATTAATTTCCCAATAACCTCCATTACATCTGACAGAAGCTCCAGATATTTGCCAGCATCCGGAAGTGTAAACTTTGTATTAAAAATGTATAATGCTATACACTCGTCAACGCTCCCAACTCAATATACCCTGACAGTGGCTCCTGTATCAGCCTCTTGGACAGAAGGCTTCGGACTGGACATGGATGAATATTTGGATCTGGGAGTATCTAATTGGCAAACTTCATCAGCTACAACGGGATGGACGGTAGCCGGAGGAGACTTTCTTACTGGATCATCTGCCCATACTGCATCGCAATATTTTACCCTTGGAACAGAAAACCTAGAAGTTGATATAACTTCGCAAGTCGAAAGCTGGGTCTCGGGGCAAACAGGATCATATGGACTAGGACTCTTCCTAACTTCAAGTTTGGTAGATGATGCTAGATCATACTATACAAAAAAATTCTTTGGGAGAACGAGCGAATTTGTCTTATATAGGCCATTTATAGAGGCGAGGTGGAATTCTCAAGTTGCTGACGATAGAGGGGAGTTTGTAATTAGCAGCTCGCTATTATCTACAGACAACATTAATACGGTGTATTTATATAACAACAGAAACGGAAGACCGACAAATATTCCTGGTATCGGAACTGGTGCTATATATGTTAAACTATATGAGACTCTTGGAGGGTCATCGAGCTCGATGCCTGTCGGAGGCGGAGTGGTCACTGGTAACACAAGCGTGGTCACTGGAGGATATGTTTCAACTGGAGTATATTCCGCTTCCTTTGGATATACAGGATCAGCATCAACGATTTATGACGTGTGGTATTCCGGATCCGTAACATTCCATACTGGTACAATATTAACAAATGTATATGATTCATCGAACAATGCCGGAATATCCAGTTATGTTTCAACAATACAGAACGCACAAACAAAATATTATGTGAACGATAAGCCCAGGTTCCGGTTGTTCACTAGAGAAAAGAATTGGAGCCCAACAATATATACGATTGCATCGAGTCAGATAGAGCCCACGATAATTGAAAAAGCCTACTATCGTCTATTTAGAGTACAGGACAATTTTGAAGTTGTCCCATATGGAACAGGAAGTACGCAACATACGCTACTTTCGTTTGATGTAAGCGGGAACTACTTTGATTTTGATATGTCTATTCTAGAGAAGGGATATATGTATGGATTCAAATTTGCCTTTGACTTACAGCAAAATGGCGAGATTGAAGAGCAGCCATATATCTTCAAATTTAGAGTAGAAGAATGAGCATAAAAAACCTATTTGATAAACAAAAGCAATCTTCTGCCGTAAAGACAATACAACAGCAGACGGTACAAGATATTTCTGAGGAAGTTGATTCTCAGGAATATGTTACGCAATATAACAACAGCATTAACCTATATTTACAAGATGTTGATTTTGCTACGTCATCGTACTTCGCAAAGTTTGGATCAGCAAGAAAGTATTATGAAAATATTGTTAATAGAATAACGAATTATTATCCATATGACGGCTCAAGAGCCGAGCAGTTAGAGTTTGAAAACAATCTAAACCCTTTTGAAAAATACATACATTTATATGAATATCCAAGATCGACAGGTTTTGTTAATTTTGCTTCTGGAGGCTGGGGAGCAAAAACCGGATCTCTTGTAACGGGATTTGGTAACCCAGCGTCGCAGGAGTATATTTCCTTTTATAACGAATCTAATGATAATATTTATAACCCCAGCGAGGGTCTTAGAGAAAACACGAGGTTTGTTTTTTCATCTGGAAGTACCGTAGAATTTTGGCTGAAGAAAGATTCCTTTCCAAATGTTACGACACAAACCTCAAAAGAGGCTATTTTTTATACAACCTCAACTGGATCATCTGATCACGATAAGAGATTTCTGGTTTATGTATCTGGAGGGACCAACAGCACGGGTAGCGTATTTGCCTCCTACTATACCTATGCATCCCCAACGACAACGGAGGAATTCTCTTTCTCATATGATACTGGCATTCCAACAATTGCGGATTCGACCTGGCACCATTACGCATTAACCTTCTACTCCAGTTCTGCTGGATATACAAGCGATTTTTATTTTGATGGCGTGTATAAGGAAACAAATTCTAGCCTTGTTGGAATTACAGACTTTACGGGGTCTTCTTACTCAACAATTGGAGCTCTAGGAGGGGAAGTTATTGGAGGCACGGATCTGTTAGGGTATGGAAAATTATCGGGCTCAATAGATGAGTTCAGATTTTGGAATACGTCTAGAACCGCAAAACAAATTGGTCTTAATTACTTTATTAATGTTGGCGGAGGAAATGATTTAATTGGAAATACCAATCTGGGAATCTATTACAAATTTAACGAGGGAATTCTAGGAGATCCATCTCAGGATGCTGTTGTGTTAGATTATGCAGGAAGAACCTGCAACGGCTTCTTCGTTGGGTATGGATCTTCGTCAAGAGATACAGGATCTGCTATTACAGAAACTCAGGACAAGAGTGAAATAGGATCCCCAATTCTATACCCAACCCATACTGCCGTAGAGGCTTATCTTTCCGATAAGTTATTGTTGGCTGATGAACATGACTTTTCTAACAATTTTGCATTAAGAAACTCTATGCCATCGTGGATATTAGATGATGATGGAAACAACGGAGATATCTTAACAAATTTCCTACAGACGATCTCAAGTTATTTAGATACGTTGCACCTACAGATAACGACCTATAAGGATCTGAAGAATAAGGATTATTTAAACTACAAAGGTAAGGCCCCTCCTTTTTCTGATTTGCTGCTGACCTCGAACGGGTTCGATTTACCAGCCCTATTTTTAAACACAGATATAGTGCAAACACTTCTCAATCAGGACAGCAAGAGAACCTACGATGAAAGTATAAATAACTTAAAAAATGTAATATACAAGAATATTTATAACAATCTTGATATTATATATAAATCTAAGGGAACTGAGAATTCTATTAAGCAGTTGATTAAAACATTCGGAGTTGACGAGGATGTTTTTTCTTTAAATATTTACGCAAACAATACACAATATTCTCTTGAAGACTCATACGTCAATAAGTCCATAAAAAAAGATAGTGTTGATTTTACACCGTTCTTATCATCAACGAACTCCGATGCAGTAATTTATCAAGCACAACCAGACAGCGACTCTACTGCTTATATCTCTGGATCCTCTGATACGTCTGTGTCATTTACGGCAGAATGTGGAATACTGATTCCCGAATTTCCGATTACATACGATAAGTTATCTTATCAAACCCTAACATATAACACTTCTTCTGTGTTCGGAATAAGATCTGCGACAGGCTCGGCAAGTGTCCTAACGATCCCTACCAACGATCCTGCTGGACTGAAGGCTCGATTTGTTTATCGTGACGATAAGGGATATTTCGAATTAAGCTACCCATCCGCGAGTATCACCCTTACCTCAAGCGTGTTTCAGGACATAACTAAAAATCAACACTGGAATCTCGCGATAAGACTTTCTCCTGTGGCGACTGGAAGCAGTTATAATCTAGAATTTTCTGGATATTCAAATTATGTGTCTGACCAACTTAATAGTTTTTCTGTATCCTCGAGTCTATCTGCCGCAAGTGGATCGATATTGTTAGGGACAAACAAAAGATTGTATGTTGGAGCAGAGAGAAACAATATCACTGGAACCGTAGTCTACCCGTCCAACATGAAAGCTCTATCAGCGAAATACTGGGGAGATTATCTAACAAACGAAGAACTTATAGATCACGCGAAGAATCCCAACAGCTACGGGAGACTGGCTCCCACAGAGCCATATAGTTTGTCTACCTCTAGCTACATTCCTAAATCAGAAACGCTGTTGTTGCACTGGGACTTTTCAAATGTTACGTCAAGTGACGGCAGTGGGAACGTGGCAGTTGTTTATGACTTAACTTCTGGGTCTACTTCTGGAAATTCATATTCGACAGGCCCAATTAATAATTTGGTCGGTAAGACGTATAATGGTGCGGGGTATGGGTTTGAAATTAATTCGGTAATTAAGACAAGAGAATTAATTTACTCCTCGGAGCAACAACTGCCAGAGAATTTATATTCAAGTCAACTCATCAACATATTGGAAACCGATGATGATTATTACACGACAGCTATCCGCCCACAAAAATATTTCTTTGCTCTAGAAAACAGCATGTATGATGTGATATCTAAAAATATGTTAAACATGTTCGCCTCCATTGTAGAGTTTAATAATTCTATCGGAAGCCCTATGAACACATATAAATCACAATACTCAAGACTAAAATTCTTTCAACGAATATTCTTTGATAAGGTACAGAACATACCGGATCTAGACAAATATGTTGGGGTTTATAAGTGGATTGATGACGCTCTCGACAGTATATTAGTTAACCTTCTACCAGCATCAGCAAACGCTAGCGAGAAAGTAAGAACAATAATAGAAAATCACCTACTAGAAAGAAGCAAGGTACAATATCCACTATCATCACAGGAAAGCGTTGTTGGTGGGAATCCAAGCGTTGTTGAAATAAAAAATAACAATATTATCCTAACAAAAGAAGGTGAGCTTGTTAGGATATCAAGGCCAGAACGGAAGAGAGAGTTCGCCTCCGAAAGAAGAGGGGTTTATAATAATCTACCTTATGCTCTTTGCGGGACTGGAACGGATAGAGAAAAAAACTTGCAACCAGCTCTACGATCAGATAATTTAGGAATACCGGCTACTTATCAAAGAGGGACGGTGTCGATTAGAATCGGAAAAAGAAAATGACAAAAAAGTTTGTTTTCAGAAGTAATAAGTACAATGTAACACATCAAGATATCCAGCGCGGAATAGAAGACCGAGGATATGTTGATGATAATCCTATTACATCCGCAGAGACAAACGTACTTGATAAGTGGCACAAGTTTTCTGCCAACAGAGATGATGAAAATATCTTTATATCATCTAGTGTAAACATTAGCAGGATTCAGATTCACGACGCTATAAATCGTGCTTACGATCAGGCACAATCAAGCGTTTGTCAAATATCTATTGACAGACAGCCAGAATATCATTCTGGATATAATTTTGGCAAACAAAAGGCCTATAACTTTGTTGAAGAATATCTGTTAAACAACCCGGCTTCGGCTCTTGAGTTTATAAGCAACCCACAACAATTTATTGTGAACCTCCCAGGATTGCCAATAAAAAACATCATAGTCTACGAGGGTGGAGAAAACCTAAACAACAGAACTCTCCCAGTTATAAAGATTAATTCAGATCCTGTTTCTGGGCACCATAAAGACGGAAGGTATGAGAAGGGCCTACAAGGCCCCTACACCGAACACAGCGTCGGAGGGTACAAGCACCGCCATCAGCCAATAGGATCGACTACAGACCGTCCTGAGCGTTTTAAAATGGATGATGACGGTGCTAACATCACCTTCACCTCGCCCATTAGCGGAGCCTATGGATTAGATTATAATATACCATATTCCAGGTTCAGCAGAGACGGATTTACAAAGGCCGTAGTTGGGATCAAGAACGTCCAAACGTCCACAAGTGGTTCTGGAAATTATCTAAGAAGATTTGAGATAATCAATGGTTTGCACAGAAGATCACAAAACTTAGCGTTAGTGGACAGACCAGGAAATTTCTCTGGAGGACTTTCTCAATGTCCAATTGGAACTGGAGTAACTGACACAATCGTTCCAGACAGAAGGCTGTTAGATAATACATATAACAAAACTGTTTTTGTAAATAAATTTGGCGCTCCAGGAGACGCTTTCTCGGCTTCAAAACGTTTTTTAGATTATGAAGCAGAGGAGTTATCTCCATATAATACGGTTAACTATAGAAATTTCTTAGCAAGAAAAACCATCAAGGGCCTTTTGTCTACGCCATCATATTTTGGCGGGTATGAATCCGGGTCATTTGGCTTGACAGCCTCCTATCAAAAAACCCAGAGAAACAATAGAAGAATTCCGGTATCAGGAACTTCTAATTTTCGCCTTAGAGAAGACAACAAATATCAGAGCTATGGAATCCCAGCCAGAGACGGTGGTTATTTGTGGATAAAGAACTATGCCACAACAGGAAACAACCCTGGGTTATATACGAATGGGATTGATAACGATATTACGTTTATAACTTCTGCTGCCGGAGGACTATTTTTCTCCCCTGTCTCTGGAAACTATTATACGATCAGCGGGAATAACACTCTAACTTTAGATCCGCTAGAATCAAATGTTTTAAGAAGATTTAACGTTCAACAAAACGGTATGTGGAATTTTTCCACCAAACAACAGATGCTACAAAATTATAATAAGATTATAGCATTTAACAAGAAATCTAGTCAGTTTACCGATTTTGTATCGGACTCTGATAACTCTCAAGATTATAAGTCCGATATAAGATTCATGGACTCTCCCATCAAGGATAAGCACACAAATATTATTAATGTATATTCTGATGGAAAAGAAGAGGAGAGACTATCTTATCCTCTTGGGCAGACATATGCGTCGTTAGCGTCTGATTTTTATCGAGCAGAACAAAACAAAATTATAAATCTATACAAGGATCATAGAAATATCCGATCCGCAGATAAGTCAAAGTCTCTGTTCTCAAAATTATTAAGATTCGATAGATTTGCGAAGAAGAGCGGGCTAGATTGTAAAAAAATTAAAGAAATAATATACGAAGAAAAAATATTTCCAAAGGGGCAAAACGTCTTCCGAAACATTACTCGAACCAGAATAAGCTATTATAGCAAGTGGTCAGACACCCTCAGCGATAGAACAACTGAACTTACCAATAGCCAGGGAAATGTTTACATACGAAACAACTTTCTTAACCAGATAAGTTCTGGACAGGAATATGGATTTAGTTTTTGGCCGATGGATACCTATACAACCTACAATACAGACTTGGCCTACGCAATAAGGGATAAGTCTGGCGAACTACTACAGATAGATAACGTTTCGTTCTATACCGGAACGTATGGGACTGATCCTGGTCTTATCGTTCCATCTGGATCTTATTTTGCTGCAAGATTTGGAAGAAACTGGAACGTCAATCGTCCGGCCAATGTTGTTCACGAACAAGCCGGAAGAGGTCCATATTCAAATTTATATGATACCTTTAGCTCTGAAATGCGGATAATTGGTAAGAATTGTGCAACTATACCAGAATATAGAATTAGTACGGCCATTGACTTATATAACGATTCGACTGGAAGCATCTATGATAGACAATATAATTCATTAGAACTAACCGGATCAGTAATCGAATCTGCTAATTTTTCAATTGCCTCTAGTTCGGTGTTCATGGAAGAGAAGTCTCATTCAGACTTCATAGAACTAAATCAACATTTCAACAGAACTATTCAAGAATACAAACTGGACAAGATTAAACTTAAGATTAAAGCTGTTAAGAAATTTTTGCCATACGAAAACTTTTATCCCCAGACAAGGATGGTAAGCCTAGCTGGCCAGTTTTCTTCATCGTACAACGGAATGTTTGAACTAACTGGATCACAAGCAACGTTTAGAACAGCACTAACTTCTTTATACGCCCCAGGGGTTGGCTTCAATTCTATTAAGGCAGGAGTTGGAATGCCATTCCCGATTGTTAACGTTCGTAATGGTATGAGCGTAATAACAAAAAGTGTAGGCTCCTCTTCTGCATATTATTATAAGCTTCCATGGGAAGCTGTTCTATATCCAGAAATTTATATGCAACAAATTCCCAGTGGAAGCATATATGATACAGATACAGATATGCGTATAGATTCTACAGCCTCAATTGTAACGACTGGAAATCCTGACAAAACATATGATAAAATGTCAGGAAATTTTTATTCGGAAGTAATCAATTTCTTTAAGGATACTGGAAAGCTAACAACAATAAAATCAAAGCCCGATACAGAATGGTATTTCCCTGATCTAACCAAGAAATATTCGTTAGATATTGTTATAAATAAATCGAGCGATTTCTTGACATATTCTTCTTTAGAAAACTTTGGACCAAAACCATATGTATATCATGTTCCTCCCTGGTATTCTATCAATGAAGCGAATGCCACCGGAAGCTCCTTCAACTCAGACGTGTCGCTAACTCCCGACTCGTTCTGTTCTGCTGGAGAAAGCTATGTAAGAGTTGTTTTTGATCCTAGTCTGCTATGCTCAGACTCCTCCGACTATCTAACTCGTGGTATATTCAAGTCTGGCGATATATTAAGAAATAGCACTTTTGAATATTATTCAACTCCATTTGGTGGATGTACCTCATCGGCAGTGCCACAAATAACAGACATGGTAGATATTTTTTCTATGTCTAACGATAGTACTGTTTGGCAACCAAAGTTGAAGTGGGAGTGCCCCACTGCGGATCTAAATTTTTGCGGTCTCTCTGCGAAATTAACAAACTCTGTTGGTAATGATGGTGGAGGCAACAGTGCTGGAGATGCCATACGGGGAATTTGGCACCAGTATGCCCCAATGTGTAACACAAATGATGGATTGTTCCTCTCTATCAGAGATTCGGGAAGAGACGAAAGCTTAACAGGGTCTCTTCTTGATGTGGTTGGGTTCGACAAGAGGGAGAAGAATAAAATTGGGAAGATTGCCTCCTCTAAGGAAATCTCAGAATCTCTTATCATAATTCCGTTTTATGTTGATTCTTGCTCCCAGGAAAGATTTTTTGATATTGATATCAATGAATTTGAAGAATCATATGTGGTAGATGAAGGGTTTATATCAAAGATAAAGAAGGTTTCGAGAGACTATATTTTACCACCATCAATGGACTTTATTTCGATAAGAGACAGATCGGAGAATAAGCTTTCAAAAGAAGAATATGGCATTGTAAAGTCTCCATTCCTATTCTTTTCCACAAACTTCTCTACGATATTAGACAAGCAAGATTTGGTGGACATATGGCAGGGAGTCGCGCCGCAGACAGCTAATAAAATAGAGGTAGAGCATAGAGAATTAGAACTAGATGTTTCGGATTATTTAAAAAACTTTAACTATAAGCTTCCGGACAATACTAGATTTAAAATTTTCAAGGTGAAGCAAAGAGCTGTAAATAATTATCAAGACATAATAGACAGAACCATCGGCAAAGATGTTGGAACTCCTAGTTACGGATACAATTGGCCATATGACTTCTTCTCTCTAGTTGAGATGGCAGAAGTTAAGGTTGAATTAACATATAAAGATGAAACGGTCTAACTCTACAGGAATCAAAAATAGTGGGATTTTTTAATAAAAAAGAAGAAGTAATTGATCTCGTCTTGACAAAAAAAGGCAGAGAACTACTTTCCTACGGAAATTTTACTCCAGCATATTATTCATTTCATGATAATGACATAACCTATGATAACAACTCTGACGAAGAACAAAATTCCATCGTAGAAAGAATTAAGGAAACCCCGACTCTAAAGCCTGTAACCGGATTACGCCAAGAAAATGATGCATCAAGAAAGTTTATGGGATTAAACGGCAAAGAATACTGTTTAAAGTGTGAGCTGGGATCAAAGGCAATCGGTGATCAATTCGCCCCAGCCTGGAGGTTAAAATTCCTCAAATCCCCGCCGTTTCAATATGTCGGGACGGATAGGTTTCATATTAAGGACGACAAAAAATATGAGGTGTCGTTTGTGCCGGAGATAGACGCGGAGACAAGTAACCAAGAATTAATTCCACAAATAAACATACAGACACTAAAATATTCTATCATAGGAGTTGACCTTGGCGTCGATGAAAATCTACTGGTTGAGATAGGAGAATTAAATGCAACCAATCCAGATGAATTTGAGGAATATGAAATAGAATATTATGTTGTTAACGATAATAACGGATTGTTCGAAAAATTGAGCAATGAAGAAATAAAAGAATATGTTAGTATATATTTTGATAAACTAGCCGATCTACACGATGATACCAAAACAAAAAATATCTACGGTAATCAAGTTGAGGTAGATGAATCTCTATGCTAAACAAGTCTGATTTTAGAAACTTCTTCGATACCGCCCATCTTTCTATTGATAGGAATAAAGTTCTAGATTGTATAGTAACGATGAATTTCGTTGATTTCCTATCCCTGCAATTTAGAGTTCCAAAGTTGTTTATTCTTAACAACCTAGAACTCTTTAGCAGCAAGACCTCCCTACGAATGTTTATTTCGAATGAGCAGGGAGAGACTGTTAAATTATTTGAGCCTCCAACCACAATTGATTTATTCGAAAATAAAAAGCTAGCAACTTTTCTTTTTAGAGCAGATGTTAGCGGGATACTTGGAAGCCATAAATTAATTGGAGACTTTATAGTTGATTATGATTTTAATGAATATCTTACAAGTGTGCTAATCGATCCGGCTATAGCGGACACACAATTACAGGAATATGGAAAGCTGAAAGTAATCTCAGACCACCCAGTCTCGGCCCAACGTGGATTATTTAGAGCTAATAACTTATATGGCATAGAGTTCGGAATGTTAAATATTCTCGATCACAAATGTGTAATTTCTCCCATTTATGATGTTTATGAGAAAACAATCCCAGCGGATGTCGTTTTAGGTCTCGGGGAGAATGCTAGATCGTTTAAGCTTGTTGATGCGTTATCTGGTCATTCATCAGGGGCTCACGGGAACTCCAACCAAATATTAATGAGTATTCTACAAAATAGTTATTTTGCTAATGAATATGAGGAATATGCTTTTGAACAAAACATTTTTATTGAACCGGAAACTGCCAAAAAGAGGGATTTAATCACTCCAAGTTATGAATCGCTTGGTACTGGTCTCGAAGTAGCCGCTTGTTCAAACAATTTATTTGTAGACACAAGAGAACAAGGAAGACAAAAATCAGATATCCTGATGTTAGCTACATATTTTAATAATATTGCGGATCTAGATATAAATGACGATTATAAAAATGACCTAAAATTAGTTCCAGATTATGTCTTGAATATTCTTTCGAAACCATTATTGTGGTATCTAAAAGAAATAGACGCGGACAGTTTATCGGAAGCTTGGGGAGAACTAACTAATTTTGAACTACAAAATTTAAAACCCGGGAATTATCTATGTAAGATAACTTCACAAGAAGCAATTGTAAATAAGTTTCTGATAGAAACACAGTTTGTGTTGGTAAAATAAATGGAAGAAAAGAAATATAATAGCGAAAAGAAGTTAAGAGACGCTGTTCTTCACGCCTTCTTTCCAGGAGAGGATTTTGTGGGACAACTAGACCACTACCTTGTCAGTGCTCCGGACGACATCGCTAAAATTTTAGAAATTTTTAAATCTGCTACAGGGCCAGAATCAATTTTAGAGCTGGTATACAATATAATAAAAAAAGAATATTTTCAGGAGCTATGGACAAACCGCAATGATCTTCTGGGAGCGTCGGACCCAATCAACGTGGCCATTTTAAAACTTCCATTTGAGACACAAAAAAGTCCTCTGTTGGCAGCGGTAATTGATAAGGATGGTATTTTAACAAAAATAAATGAGCTAGCGGAAAGTTTTTCTAAGGAATTTACAGAACCAGAGCCGAAAATTTATTCTGATTTTGATTATAAGGAGTCTGTTAATGTACTCTCCGCTCTTTATGGCTGGTTTAAAAAAGAAGCTTACGACAGCATAGATGATTTTGACGAAGAAGACCCCGGTGGACATACATATCAAAAATGGTGGGATAACGGTGGAAATTCTTTTATAAATGACTTACAGGATCTGGTGAGTATTAAAAATCCAGAAACGGCATTCTTTGGGACGCTTGATTTTTTATATTTTGTTAATAAAATCAAGGAAGACATAAAAAAAGCAAAAATATATGAGCCCGGAAACCTCAGTACAAAATCCAACAGTTTTGTTCATGTTGGGTTTTTTATTAAAACCATTATGGATAAATTGGCCTCGATTGAAAAAACCTATGTTGACTCTTTTAACGAAGCTCTCAAAAAAACCGAAGAGGAAAAGTTAATTTGGTCTGAAAAAAAGAAAATTTACGAAGAAAACAAATATGGCTCAAAGTATGTTTACGAGATATCTAATGCGTTGGATGCGGTTCCGTTTTCTTCTTTTAAGTTTATTCCTATATATAACGAACCAATAATAAACAAAAAAGCTAACGCTTTTATTCCCAGTCCATCTTTGGATATCAAAATTGAACAAAATACAAAAACCAATATATACAAGAAGGCAGCTCTAAGAACCTTGTTCAGGTTTGACCTTCCAGTACTAATATCTTTTGACAAGATACAAGAAATGGCTAGTCTGCCTCTGAAGACTGATGACGATAAGACAACCCAACAAAAATTCTTTGAGAAGGCCCAGCCTAATAAAATATTCCTTCATCGATTTATGGAAGAAGGATTTACAGCAGAAACTCCGTTATTTCTTGATACTCCGCACAAGATTATAGATATCAACAAGGAAGGGCTGTCTTTTTACGAAGATATGGAGGTCAACAAGACCTACTATTATTTTTATTATCCATATCGAGATTCCCAAGAGGCGAGAGTTAAGGTGGTTAATAACTTATATGTTATCGGAATGGCCGAAGATAATTTTGTGGGGCCATTCCAGGGTAGTGAAAATGGTTTATTTTTGAGCTATTTTGCGCTTGGTTCCTATATAAACAAAGTTCGTCTAGTCAAGGATGAGAACTTCTACTACTTAGAAAGAGAGATGTTGGTCCCGTCCGATTTAACAAAGAACGAATATAGAAGGGTGTTTAGAAACAAATTATTCGTAAGCCCCAAGTCAGATACTTTTGTGGCTGGCCCAAGCACCTTTGATAACGGCGCACCATATATAAAATTACGTATTAAATCAAAGAAAACAAACAAAAAAATTGATCTAAATTTAAAATACACCACAGTTTCAAACCTTCCACTCGGAAAAAAGAAGTAGGATTATTATTTAGAACACTATTTAATAGGAATAGGGAGATATAGCATGGGATTTTTAGCTAATAACGGAGATATAATTGTAGATGCGGTCCTAACGGATGTTGGAAGACAGAGATTGGCTATGGGAGGAAAGAACTTCCAGGTCTCTAAATTTTGTCTTGGCGATGAAGAAATAGACTATAGCCTGTACGATTCTACTAATGCTAGTGGATCGGCCTATTATGATATTGATATCCTGCAAACTCCTGTGTTTGAACCGGCGACATTGGCAGCTGGCTCTATGAGCAGCAAGCTGTTTACATACTCAGATCAAAATCTTCTCTATCTCCCAGTCCTATTATTAAACCAAGATACTCATGTAAAAGATGGGGTTCCGTGTGTACTGGATTCTGATACGAACGCATTTGACCTAATTGCCAGTGACAACTTCGCAACCCTAATAGGCGGACAGGTTGGCACGTCTAATAGCCTCATTGATGGCAGATTGGGGCTACCAGCCAACAACACTTCCTTCCTCACCTCTGGACCGGTATCGGCAGCATCGCTCGTGCAGAGGTTCCTGAGAGTATCACAGGGACTAGACAACTATGATGCCAGAGTCTCGTTGGGTAGACTTGAGGAGACGAGCTTCACTATTTTTGTGAACAGACTCTTTCTACAGGTTGCAGATAAGAATATGCAGAAGACTGTACAACCCGCGATTTCTACAAACGTATTTAATCGGGCGCAGGCAACAGATGCATATATCGTTGGCACAGGATATTCGGGAATCATCGATCCATTGTTTAAGACGTCGGGGTTCTTTGGAAGTGTTGGAGAATATAACAACGGAACGAATACTGTTTTAGCGACTAGCATACGAGCTAGCTCTAAGGATCAAGTTGGTAAGGAACTACAATTTTCCCTAAAAATCTCAGATTTTCTAGCGAGCAATCCGTCCTTCTACTTCAGCACATATGGAGCGTCGTTCAGCGGCACGGTCGCGGGAGCCTCGGTTAGCTCCGGAGATGCTGTCTCAATGATTTCTACAACAGTAAGAGTTCTTGGAAACACATATGGGTTTTCAGTAGACATCCCAGTCAAACTATTTTACAAATAATCGGAGAAGAGTAATGATTTATAAAGTTATAACCCAGGATCAAATAAATTCAACAAGAGAGTCTCTTTATGAATCAATTCCTCTTACGGGCACAATCGTATCTGGAACATATGGAACGTATCCAAACGACACAAATGTTCTAAAGTACACGGCCAGCCACGGATTATTTGAAACAGTATACGATTACGTATACGCAAGTTCTTCAGCGAATCACATATTCGATATTACGTTTGGATATAGAGAAGCCGGAACAATTACTCCGGTAACCCAATCAGCCCAGAAATATAGAATGTATAAGCAGATGGCACAGACTCTTCTTGGATTCGATGCAACTGGATCTGTCAAGGACTTCGTTGTTAGCGGTTCAACCTCGACAGACAGTATGCTGTTCCTCAATTATTCTAGAATGTTAACCAAGGACGGAATCAAGATCGGATCCTACACCTCGTCTATGGGGACGGCCTCATACGCGACTCCTTTCGCAGGAACACTTGCGCAAATATCAGACAACCCAAGTTTATTGGCATCAACAGTGAAGACTGATTCTCCGGTTGGGCAATATTGGTATTTATATACGGGTTCTTCGTTTACAGAAGCTGACAAGGTTGGAATGATCTTTTATCAGCAGGGAGTTGTGGCGCTAGACATCGGCAAGACTCCGTTCGCTAATTTAGCCTACAGCAGCTCTATTGATGGCTATTTGAGCGGATCGAACCTTCACTCTACCGGAACCATCACCGAGGTTGCAGACGGGTTTAGGCGCTATGTAGCTAATATATCATTCCAGAATACGGTTCAAATCAATTCTACCATTTACAACTGCCAAGTTGGTCTAAACGAATTCAACTACAGTTCTAATCAAACATATACCACTGGCAGCTCAATCAGAGTTAAGCAAGATGTTACAGATAATTCTAGAACCTACATAACGACGGTTGGATTATATTCAGAAGACAATCAATTGCTGGCGGTTGCCAAGGTGTCTGAGCCGTTATCAAAAACCCCATCCGACACCATAAATCTAAGAGTTCGTCTAGATTACTAAGGGTGTATGAAGAAATTTACAAACAATGATTTGTTTTATAACACTCTTTTGGCCAATCCAAAATATACCATAGTTCTTTGCTCTGGCTCTCTAAGAATAAATGATCAAATAAATCAAAACACTGAAGAAAGTTCATCTATTTCTGGGGTTGATCATCCGAGATCATTTACATATTCCAAGACTGGACTTACTGGATCTTACCAATACTCATCGTCAATTAGTAGAGAATTTATATATTCAACGCTGGTGGGCAGCGAGTTGTCCTTTAATTCAAATGTCACCAGTTATTCCTCTATAAAGAAAATAGCTGCTATGAAGAATATCTTTCAGAAGTATAGACTTGAGAATGAATATTCTAATATAGACTATTATCTATCAAATAATGGCGTCCCACAAGATAAAAAGAAAAATGCTGCCAATCCGGCGTACACAATAGCTTTATCGCCAAGTTCATATCCAGGATCGTTCATAGTTCCAACCGCCTCGATCAATCTTATAGAAATACCGAGAGACTTTTATGGTAATTATATTAAACCTGGAAGTGTATATCTGAACATGTATGTTTCTGGTGCCCTGGCTGCTTCGGCAACAGATACCGGGAAGAATGGAAAACTAATACAGACTTATGGCCCGAACAGCGGAGGTGTCATTGGGAGCGTTCTTTATGAACACGGCTTCCTTCTTATAACTGGAGCAAGTGCCCTGACGGCAGATCAGGCTCCATATATCCAGCCACTCCCGTCCGTTGTTAGCACAGCTTCTAGTGATTATCTTAAGTGGATTTATTTTGGATCTTATCAAAACATAACCGGCTCTGCAATATTAACAAAGTATGAGTTAATATTTGAGGGAACCAACGCTATTCCGACATTAACAATGATGTGTCACGCAGAAAAGAATGAATTAAACTGGAGCAATAACAGAACCTTCATTGAGGCCGGGCAGGGAGAAGATCTCGTAATTGGACAAACTACTTCGTCAACAGACAATACTGGGTCGATATATTACGCCGACTCTGGAACGATACTGATCCCGGCAGATTCTACATACAGAGAAAGCCCATTTATTACCATAAAGAATACAATTTCAAGTTCCTTTTCGCATTATAGTGCGTCATATAGTCCTCAGACCTTCATAAGCCAGATCGGAATATATGATGATAAAAAAAATCTGATAGCGATAGCCAAGTTGGCAAACCCGGCCAGAAAAACCAAAGAGACCGATTACACCTTTAAATTAAAACTAGACCTATAGTAGCATGAACATATGATATTAGGAATCGATGTATCCACGACCACTACCGCCTTTACTGTATTAGATGACAATGGCAAGATAGTCCTGTGTGAAGCTCTGAGGTTAGAAAAACTAAAGGATATGTTCGCTAAGGCCGCGAACGTTAAGAAATTTGTTGAGAATTTAGAAAAGACATATAAAATAACAGCAGTTTATATCGAAGAACCATTAATGTCATTTCAGGCCGGAATGTCCTCGGCAAAGACGATATCCACTCTTATGAGGTTCAACGGCATTGTTTCCTGGATATGTTGTGACGTCATAGGACTAGACCCCCACTTCATCTCGGCTGGTACGGCTCGCAAGTCATACGGGGTTAAGCTAGAGAAGGGCATAAAGGCCAAACAGGTCGTCTTTAATGCCGTCCTTGACAGAGAACCAGACTTCAAAGTAGAATACACCACTCATGGCAATCCCATCCCGGGATCTATGGACAGAAGCGATAGTCTTATAATCGCTAGAGCTGGGTATGCACAATGGAAGTCTCTGACAAGTTAAATATAATCAACTCGTTTCTTGGGGACTATCATAGAACCGGAAACGAATATCTGTTCAATTGTCCCTTTTGTCATCATCACAAGAAGAAACTCTCTCTAAACTTTGAGAAGGGTAAGTATAAGTGTTGGATTTGTGACGAACACGGGAGCATTCGTAAATTAGTCCGCAAGAAAGCTAGGTGGGATCTTTTCCAGAAATGGAAAATTCTAGATGGAATCGTAGATTTAGACACAAATTTAAGTGATTTATTTACAGAGAAAACTCGTGGGCAAGATGAAATATTCTCCATGCCAGATAAGTTTGTCACACTAACAAGCAAGAACAGGACATTATCACATAAAAAGCCGCTGGGATATCTCGAAAAACGAGGAATAACAGAGGACGATATTTTATATTGGAAGATTGGATTTTGTTTTGGTGGAGAGTATGTGGATCGTGTTATCTTCCCATCGTTCAATCTAAACGGCGATCTAAATTATTTTGTCGGAAGAACAATAACCGGTGACAAGTTCAATAAGTTTAAGATGCCCTCGGCGTCTAAGGATGTCATATTCAACGAACTTTATATGGACTTCGATGTCGATGTTGTACTTGTTGAGGGCATGGTTGACGCCATAAAGGCTGGACAAAATTCAATTCCACTTCTGGGGTCCACTCTCCGGGAGGAAAGCAAACTCTTCCAGAAGATTGTTGAATATGACACGGTAGTCTATACAGCATTAGACCCAGATGCGGCAGAGAAAGAGGGAGAAATAATAAGAAAACTTATCAACTACGGTATTGAGGTCTATAAGGTTGACGTTCTACCATTTGGAGACGTTGGGGAAATGACCAAGGAAGAGTTCCAAAGAAGAAAGTCCTTGGCTAAGTTGATGACATATGACACACTACTACAACAAGAACTGGAGACCGCATGAAGATTTTACACCTAGCCGACGTACACATTAAAAATTTAAAATATCATGACATATATCAAGATGTATTTGGCCAGCTATATGAGACCGCTAAGAATGAAAAGGTAGACGCAATTATTTGTTGCGGAGATATAGCACATACAAAGACAAATATCTCGCCAGAGTTTGTAGATATGGCGAGCAGATTTTTTAACAATCTTGCCGATATCGCTCCATTATACATCATCGCCGGGAATCACGATGGAAATCTAAGAAACCTAGATCGACAGGACGCTATTACTCCCATCGTAGAGGCGATAAACAGAAAGGAGATCTTCTTCCTAAAAAACTCAGGAGAGTGTCAACTTAATGATAAAATCACATTAAACGTATTATCTATCTTCGATCGAGACAACTGGATAAAGCCAACCGATGTGAACAAGATAAATATAGCTTTGTATCATGGAGCAATAGAAGGATCCAGAACCGACACCGGCTGGGCCATGAAGGAAACAGACGATGATATTTCTATCTTTGATGACTTTGACTATGCCCTTCTAGGGGACATACACAAGAGGCAGTTTCTCGGCAATAGTTTTTCTAGCAGAAAGGGAAATGTTGCATACCCAGGATCACTGGTTCAACAGAATTTCGGAGAAGAGATAGACAAGGGAGCCCTGCTCTGGGACATTCAGGAAAAAAACAAGTTTACTGTCAAGCCTATTAATTTCAAGAATCCAAGCCCGTTCATAACAATTAACTATGATCCCGCAGAAGATCTAAAACTACAACCGAATTCTTTTCTAAGAGTCATTCTTGATAAATTTTACTCCAGAGATAAAATCCTAAAGATAAAGGAAGAAATCCATAAAAAATGTGATCCAAGATCTATAGTTGTTATAGAAAAAAGAGTTGATGACACACAACGAGTAACAGAAACCTCAAAATCTCAAAAATTAAATCTTCGCGATGAAAATGTTCAAAGTCAACTTATAAAAGAATATCTGCAACAGGATAATCTGGATGAAGATACGATTAAATCTGTCCTGGATCTAAATACCAAATATAATTTAGAAGCTGAGATATCCGACGACTGTGCTAGAAACGTTAAGTGGAGCTTGTCGAGCCTTGAATGGAACAACTTGTTTAATTATGAAGAAGACAACAAAATTCTGTTCGATGAGTTATCGGGAGTAGTCGGGGTGTTCGGAAAGAATTATTCTGGTAAATCTAGTATTATAGATTCTCTTTTATATACGATTTTTAATTCTACCTCAAAGAAGATTAGAAAGAATTTTGATGTTGTAAACGAAAAGAGGACGAGCGGAGACGGAAGGGCAATCATAAAGATAAGAGGTGAGGACTTCTCAATAAAAAGGTCTACAGAAAAAGTTGTAAAAAAATCTAAGGGAAAAATTGTAGAAGAGGGAAAAACTTCTGTAGATTTTGTTGTTGGTATAGGCGAGGATGAGAAGAGTTTGAACGGAAACGACAGAATGGAAACTGACAAGAACATAAGAAGAGAGATTGGATCAATTGAGGATTTTTGTAATACATCCCTTTCAACGCAACATGGATCGTTGGATTTCGTTAACGAAGGCTCAACAAAGAGAAAGGAAATCCTTGCTAATTTCCTAGATCTGCAAGTATTTGAAAGAAAACATAAGCCAGCTAATCAAGAAGCGAATGAATTAAAATCTTTAATCAAAAAACTTCAAGTTAAGGACTGTTCTAAGTTGTTGTCCGAAGCTGTAACAAAAAAAGAAATTTTAGATGTTAATCTCCATGAGATCGAAGAGAATATGGAGAGCTTAAAGAAAGCCAGAGATGAGAAGATGTTGGAAGTCCAAAGGTTGGACGATGGAATCACAAAGGTAGACATTAACCTAAACATTAAAGATCTTGAGCGGAAAAAATCTTATTTTGAAGATCTGATTGAAAAATGCCACGGAGAAATTAGCAGGCAGGAATTAAATATGGAAAAGCTAGGAGATTCTCTTGACTTATTAGAACAAGAGAAGTCGCTAATCGACGCTGAGTATCTTTTAGATATAAAAAACAAAGAAGCTGCTCTGGTTTCACAACACAGCATTTTATCTTTTGATATTTCATCCAAGAAGAAAGATTTAGACATACACAACAAGAATCGTGAAAAGATAAAACTCGCCTCCTGCGGGACATCGCAATTCAACGACTGTTCCTTCAAGAAAAGCGCCCTGGAGTCACAAAGACTGTCAATTACTATCAAGAGTGAACTCTCCACACTTCAGCAACAATTAGAAGAAATGACGAAAGAAATAGATGCACTCATGCCTCATGATGCACGCAGTAAATTAGATTCCTTCGCTTATTACAAGGAAAATATTGCCCAATCGGAGATTCATCTTCTCAAATATAAATTATTTCTCAACGAAGAAAACGAAAATTTGAGAAAGCACATAGACAACTTGAATATTATCAATAGTAACCTAAAAAAATATGAAGATAATAAGGAATTCTATGAGAATATTAATGAATTAAGGGGGAACAAACTAGACATTGAGAATGAGATAAAAATAATTAATCAGAACATAGTGACTGGCGTGAGAGATAAGTTAGAAATAATAAAAAAAGTTGCTGCAATGGAACAGGTTATACTTGGGCTTGAGGAACAAAGGGTAGAATTGGAAAGATTAAATAAAGAATATTCTGCGTACGAATTATTTCTAAAGTGCGTACACAATAACGGAATTCCTTTCGAATTGATAAAAAAGAGTCTTCCAATCATAAATGAAGAAATTAACAAGTTGTTGTGTAACGTTGTTGACTTTGAAGCAAATTTTGAAAATGAAGATGGAAAATTAGAAATTTATATTACCCACCCAGGGTATTCATCTAGATCAATAGAAAATTGTTCTGGAGCAGAAAAATCCCTTGTCGCTATGGCGATACGATTGGCGTTGGTAAAGTGTGGAAGTCTTCCGGTTAGTGATATCTTTATTCTAGATGAACCGGCAACGTCGTTAGACGCCGAACACCTAGAGGGGTTTGTTAGAGTTCTTGACATGATCAAGAGCGAGTTCAAGGTTGTTTTGCTCGTTACTCATCTTGAAACGTTGAAAGATTCTGTGGATAAAATAATTGAAGTCCAAAAGAACGAGGATGGGTTTGCCTCTATAAACTAGTTAACATAGGGAGTCTACCTCTATGTTCTTAATTTTTATAAAAAAAAAATACTGGTCGTATATATTAAACGTATTGTTGGTCATATTAATTGTTCTGATGTATAGGCATTTTTCAACCAACGAATCAGATATAAGACTACAATATCTAAAACAATCTGAAGAATCTCAATTAAAATTTTCCCAAGAATTAATATCACTTCTATCTAAGAACGAAGCCGACAACTCTAAGTTCGTTCAAGAAGTCCAAAGAATTGGCAAAGAAACCGAAGACGCTTTAAAATCTGAAATGGACATTTACAACCAGAGGATAGAGACGCTAAACAATGAGGAACTCAAGGCTATCGAGGACATCAAAACCTCTAAGGCTGCGAGAATAGCCTCTTTGACAAAATCAACAACAAAAAATCCCGATTCTAGAGCAGAAGACATCTACAAGAGATTTGGGATTGAAGTCTATAAAAAGGTCCTACCGAAATGAAAGTAGCGGTTTTTCTTTTGCTCTTGATATTCCCAGTTGTAGCACTTGGACAACAGCCCTCCGGACCCTGCGTGTACCCTATAAAGAAAGGGGAAGAATCCCCATTCGATGGGATCCTGTATAATTATCAGGCAGATGCCCTTATCCAGGCAGAATTAGAATACACAAATGCTAGTTGTCAAACCAAGGAAGAATTCCGTACCAAGAGAGATGCAGAAAAGTGTCTCTTGGAGAAATCACAACAGAAGACTTTTTCTGACTCACAGATCGATATATTGAATCTGTCTCTAGCTAACTGTGCTCAAGAAAAAAAGAGACTTCTTGATCTACTGGACAAACAAAAGCCGCCCATAGTGATTCGAGAGGACAACTCTAAATTGTGGATGACAATAGGGATAGCAATCGGAGCGGTCGTTGGCGGTGGTTCAATCTATTTATATGAGAAGTTTAAGTAATTTAGCACTATTTACTACACAATCTTAGGAGGATTTATTATGGCAGAACAACAGAAAGGAAGCGGCCCAGGAAAGGTTGCTCCATTTACTCAAGCCCCAGGCGGAAAGGGCCACAATTGGCCGAAGCCGGGTGACCCCAACACTAAGGGCTGGAGCGAGAAGGTTCGCAAGAGCGCGCCAGAACCAAAGAAGTAAGGAACTAATGCCGAATTATGATTATAAACAAATTTCGGCCTTAGAAAGGGCTATTGAAGAAAAATATGGTCAACGGGCCATATTAAACCCATCAGACCTTTGGACTCCTGAAAAAGAAAAAGTTTATCTTGATCAAGTTAAATCTGTAGAGAAATACTATAGACAACAACCACACGAACAGTGCGTCGATCAGGGTGGGTTTATAATGAAGGAAAAGCTAGTTAATAAGAATAACTTTAAAAATTGTTCATTATGCAGTAAACAGGCATACAAGTCAGAAGATGAAATTTATATGCAGAAATTTAATTCCTGTTTTAGATGTTACATCTTGAAATTAGAAGGAAGGATAACAAATGGCCGAAATAGTAAATAATGATATTCAAAATGATATCTATGAAATTGTTAGAGGAATCTACAAGGCGGTATCGTTGGCTTATGATGGTCCAACTTATAATGAAGATGAAGATAACAAGGTCGGTCTTCGTAGAGAAGAAGGGAATCCTCTTGTTGATAAGAGAATTATGGACGGATTTGGAGTTAAGGTTGGCGGGAGAAAATTAACAATTAATTATCATGTTGAACTCCCATTGCACGATATTTCTAAGATGGGACCATCAAAATTTGAGGGCGAGATTGAAGATACGATCGAAAAATGTTTGGCCTTTATTAAGAAGCAGTTTAAGAAGACCACCGGAAAGGCGTTGGCCGTGAAGGAACTCAAGAGAGAAACGAAGAGCGGAAAGAGTGTTAAAGATTTTGATGTTCTGATTCAATCAATCTCTAGAGTTAGAACCTCTGTAACCGCACACAAATCATATGAACTAACTGGGATACCAGAGCCAGAAGAATACAAGAGCGAGATAATCGATCAGTATGAAAAATATCACAAGAACGTCCTAAAGAACAAGAAGAAGGCTGAAGCAACACCGAAAAGAATGGCATGACCTATCAGTTAACAAAGAAGGAAATTGTTAAAGAAATTATTAGATGTGGAAAGGATCCCGTCTACTTTATAAACAACTTTGTTAAAATTTCCCATCCGATGGAAGGTCTGCTAGATTTCAAACTTTACCCGTTTCAAGAAGATTGCATAAAACAATTTCAAGACTATAGATTCAATATAGTCCTAAAGGCCCGCCAACTCGGACTATCAACGTCAGTAGCGGGCTTCGTTCTATGGATGATGTTGTTTCACAGAGAGAAGTCGATTCTCTCTGTTGCGACACAGTTAAATGTTGCAGTTGGTATGGTCAGAAAGGTCAAGGGGATGTATAAGAACCTCCCTGAGTGGATTAAGATTGCAAAAATTGAGGGCGATAACAAAAATACCTTTGAGTTAAATAACGGATCTTGGATTAAGGCTGCATCGACTACTGGAGATTCTGGTCGTTCGGAAGCTCTATCGTTGTTGGTTGTTGACGAGGCAGGGATAATCCAGGGCATGGAAGAAATGTGGGCCGGTATTTATCCCACCATCTCTACCGGTGGTCGCTGTATAGTAGTATCCACTCCAAAGGGAGTGGGGAACTGGTTTCACAAGACCTTTATTGATGCTGAATCGGGGGCCAATGATTTTAACCCAATTAAGCTAAACTGGGATGTTCATCCTGGCAGAGATAAGAAATGGTTCGATGGTGAATCAAAAAATATGAATGCTAAGTCTATAGCACAAGAGCTAGAGTGCTCCTTCAATTTTTCAGGTAATACTCTTATCGACGGAGATGTGATTCAAAAGATTCGGGACTGTACACTCAAGCCCACAAGAAAAGCTGGGGTGGATAACAATATTTGGATATTTAAGGAAGCGGAACAAAATAAAAGATATTTGTTGGCCGCTGACGTAGCAAGAGGCGACGCTGAGGACAGTTCGGCATTTCACGTCTTTGATGTTGATTCTATGGAGCAGGTAGCAGAATATAAAGGGAAAGTTGCTCCGGAGCTATATGCCGACCTTCTCTATAACACATCTAAGGAATACGGATATTGTCTTATTATTGTAGAAAACAACACGTATGGGTATGGAGTTTTAGAAAAACTTAAGGCAACAAACCACCCGGCAATATATCATCATAAGCGAGGTAGCTCAGATTTTATTGAGCCAGTTGAGGCCACCTATGACCCGACTGCGATTCCTGGCTTCACAACGAACCAAAAAATGAGATCTCTTGCTATTGTGAAATTAGATGAGTTTATTAGAACTGGACAAATAAAAATAAACTCAGAAAGATTGGTAGACGAACTAAAGACTTTCGTGTGGAACAATGGTAAGGCGGAAGCTATGAAGGGTTATAATGATGACCTTGTAATGAGTTGTGCTATTGCCTGTTGGGTTCGCGAGGGAGCTTTAATAATCTCACAAAGAGATGTAGAATATAGGAAGGCTCTAATTAATTCTATCAAGACTGGTTCAAGAACGCTTGATACGACAATTCCTGGGATGTCACAAAACGTTTCGGCAGAAAAGCGGAAGAGATGGTCAGAAGCTTATACAAATTCAAGAGAATATTCTTGGCTTCTAAAGTAGGAAACAAATATGGCAGATCGTCACAATAACCCAAAAAATAATACCAATCCTCTGTTTAAGAGATTAACAAAGATCTTCTCTGGGCCAATTATTAATTTTAGAGCCCAAAGACCAACTAAGGAAAAGAAGTATGAGCTGGATAAATATGCCAGCAAATTCAATTCTCTTGGCGGCCTTTCCTATAAAAAGAACACCTATAATCCGTTTGATTCTCTGCGATCTGGCAACATGGCTATCCAGAGCCGCGCACAGAGGTATGTTGATTTTGAGCAGATGGAATTTGCTCCAGAGCTGGCCTCGTGTTTAGATATTTATGCCGATGAGATGACCACCTTCACAGAGGTCTCAAAGGTTCTAAAGATTGATTGTAGAAATGAAGAAATAAAAAATATCTTGGATGTTCTATTTTATAAGGTCCTTAACATAGAATCTAACTTATTTAATTGGGCTAGAACAATGTGTAAGTATGGAGATTTCTTTTTATATTTGGACACTGATGAAACGATGGGGGTTAAGTCAGGGATCGGCCTACCATCGGCAGAGATTGAGAGACTAGAGGGTGAGGACGCAACAAATCCAAATTATGTACAGTTTCAATGGAATGCCGGTGGTCTGACGTTTGAGAACTGGCAAGTAGCCCATTTTAGGGTTCTCGGAAATGATAAATATTGTCCCTATGGAACCTCGGTATTGGATCCGGCAAGAAGAATTTGGAGACAGCTCGTTCTAGTTGAAGATGCGATGATGGCATCAAGAGTCATTAGAGCCCCAGATAGAAAGGTGTTTAAGATTGACGTTACCGGTATCCCGCCAGAAGACGTAGAACAATATATGCAAAAAGTCATGACCCAGATGAAGAGACATCAGGTCGTTAATGATGAGTCGGGACAAGTAGATCTAAGATACAATCCGATGAGCGTTGAGGAAGACTATTACCTCCCGGTAAGAGCTGGATCAAATTCAACAATAGAGCCACTAGCTGGGCAGAAGGGGATAGATTCCATTGACGATATTAAATATCTCAAGGACAAACTGTTCTCAGCAATAAAAATCCCGAAGGCTTATCTATCACAGTCGGACGGAGAAAGAGACGACAAGTCAACACTCGCCCAGAAGGATGTAAGATTCGCAAGAACAGTTCAAAGACTTCAAAGAGCGATGTTAACAGAGATGGAAAAAATTGGGATGGTCCACCTTTATACGCTGGGATTTAGAGGAGATGATCTTACTTCATTTAAACTATCTCTAAATAATCCATCGAAAATTGCACAAATGCAAGAACTAGAAGGGCTCAAGAGCAAGCTGGATGTGGCTGCTTCCGCTACTGGACAAAACTTCTTCTCAAGACAGTGGATCTCGAAGAACATATTTGGATTCTCTGACGAAGAATTGGAGAAGATGGAAAGACAAAGATTTTACGATAAGAGAGTTGATGCGGCCATTGAGGCATCGGCGCAAGACGTTTCTACTGCCAGCGATATGAGCGGGGTCAGCGGAGTTGGCGGAGCGGATCTTGGAGGTGGAGAGCCAACAGGCGGTGCAGAGTCTGAACTTCCGGTGGCTCCTGGCGGCCTCGGAAATGCATTGGCTCCTGGAGTTCCCGGAGAAGAGGGAGCGGCTCCTATGGGCAGCGAAGAGCCACAGGCCGGAGAAGAAGGCGGAACCCCTTTATTAGCTATGCCGCCATCCGAAGCTCCCGCCAAGAGAGATTACAACGCTGTTAGAAGAAATAAGAGCGGGGCTGTGCGAGTGGAATATGCAGACGGATCGTATGTAACAGCCGGATCTAAGGGGAAGAGACACACTCCTCCTATCACGGATAAGAGAGAAGACGGCGGGCCAAGAAAGAGACACATGAGTTCTCTTGGCGGAGGGTCGTTTGGCTCAAATTCCAAGAGAAACGTATTTGGTTATGGATATGTTACAGCGGATAGACTTGCAAAAGGTATTGCTGAAGCAATGGACACTAATTACAATAAGCGTGTCGAAGAAGAATTAAATAAACTTGACCAAGACATTAAATCTTTAATGGAAGAGTAAAACATGAAAATATCCCACAACAAAAAAAGAAATACTTTGTTTCTATATGAGGCTCTTTTAAGAGAATATACAAAGTCAAAGCTTAATAAGGATGAACCACGTCTCTGCGAGATAAAGGCCCTCTTTGTTGAATATTTTAGCGAGGGGAAAATTCTTCGAGAAGAATTAAAACTATACCGTACAGTTCTAGATACCCAGAATTCAGACAAAGAAATGGCCGAGAAAATTCTAGGAGAGGCCAAAATTATGTTTGCTGGCCTTAATCAAAAACATATATTTCAGCAACAGAGTTCTATGATTGCGAAGATCAATAGAAAATTAACGCCGAACTTCTTTTCAAATTACGTTCCGAACTATAAGGATGTTGCAACAGTACATCAGGTTTTTAATAAGAAGGGAGATATACCAACAAGAATGCTGATGGAGAGACACATTGTTATAAAAATGTCCTCTCCCAAGGAAACTATTGAAGAAAACGTAGAAAAGATCGATAAATATGTTATTCATAGCTTTCTTAATTCATTTAATAAAAAATATTCTGGTCTACTAGAAAATCAAAAAACACTTCTAAAAAAGTTTATGATATCAAGCGGAGAGGACAATGCCGATTTCTTAATATTTATGAACGATGAACTCGGAACGATATCAGAAAGTCTTTCTGGTGCTCATAAAATAGCGGAGGCGAAGTCAGACAAGGAGATCCTTAAGAAATTAAGAGAAGTAAAGATAAGATTTGAAAAAATGAAAGAAGAGGAAATTGATGAACAATTTTTACAGAAGGTTCTTAAGTTCCAAAAATTAGTACACGAGATCGAGAATTAATAAATGGCCATAACTATTACCATAACAGACAAGGAAATAGCTGCTGCTGGAATGGATGCGAGTTCGTTAGGCGATGAGGCGTTGATACGGCCAGAGGAAGAAGCCGGACTGAAGATCGTTTTTGGTGATAGATTAATCAAGATAAAGTTAAACATAAGGAAAACACTAGATAACAATATTGTTATCTATGATCATCCCTCAATGGACATTATCCTAATTCCAACAAAAAATAAGATATTCACAGTCCCCAAGGAAGATTCCGCATTTGATTCATACCCAGCTCAAGATAGGTATTTTAAATTTCTTGATGACAAGGGAGCATTGGTAAGAGGAACAACAAGAAGTGGAGTGATTCTTAACTCGCTAGAGTCGTTTTATCCGCCCAACAACAAGATAGACGTATTACAAGTTATACTACTCCTTACCAAGAGATTTATGGATAAGGAAAATGAGTTTATAAATGTAGCTGAAAATTATGAAGAAAGTGTTGAGGATATGTATGTCAACCCAGATGAAGAAGAAACTACAGAACTTGGAGAGATACCACAGAAGGCAAGAAAAGGAAACGTAAACGTTTATCAAACCGCTTACGGCATTCTTTATAGGGTTTAACTATGCCAGGAATACCATGTGGAGCGGCTAGAGGCAGACCTCCCACTGGAAGTGCGTGTGGCGACCTCACCGGCTCATATCCCTGCCCAGAGCTCAGAGCAATAGGGTCAGCAACGGGACCGTTGGGTGGTGCAACCAGATCAGCAATCGTTACAGTAGACGCCAAGGGAAGAGTCTCTAGTCTTTCATCTGTTCTGATACAAATTGCGGATACGCAAGTTACAGGCTTGACGGCGAGTCTTTCAACTCTAAGCTCTAGCATCGTAACACTAAGTTCTTCATCTGCAACAGCATTAACAAATCTTAGTTCATCAATGGCAACGGAAATCAGCAACGTATCGGCCACGGCCTCCGCTGCAATACCAAAATCTATTGCTACGGCTGCAAATCAAATGCTTTATTCAACTGGAGCTAGTGCTTGGGCTTCTGCCTCGTTGTTGTCTGGATGGCGATCCTTGCTTGGAAGCACAAAGGCAGCGTGGAACGAAACGACCGGCAAGTTGGGTATTGGAGCAAGCGTAGCACCAGTCTACGATGTCGATGTGGTCTATTCAACAGCGGCGTCGTTGGACACGCAGTTACCGTCGATCAGCGTGCAGAACGACCATGTTTCTACAGCAACATCGGATTACAGTTTTGCGTCATTCCGTATGCAGGGCAAGAACAACTCCGCCGTCCCCACAATGGTAGGTCAGTTCTTTGCAGACGGGTCTGGTCATTTTCTCGGTAATCCACTGCTCGCTAGTTTGTATTTCAGAACCTTTAACGCACACCCGATTGTATTTGGTACGGCGTTTACACCGCGCATGATCATTGGACGCACGGGAACAGTAGCGATCGGCTCGACCGGATGGGTTGCTGGCGCTGGTTGGGAAGCCAAGGCTCTGCTACAGGTCGGCGATCGCAACGCAACGTTCCATACTGGCGGCACGGACGCACGTCTAGCGGTACACGGCGCGGCAATCCAGTCGCAAACAGCAGAAGTACTTGTCCGCTTAGTTCGCAACCTTGATGCTGCGAACTATTATCCGGCCGTTGTCGATCTGCGCGTGTCCGCATGGCAAGCTGGAGGTCCTGGCAATGGGTATAATCCAGCAACAAAGCTAGAGTTCAACCTGAAATCGGCTACGTCTTATGCTGAGTCGGCCGATGTCACCGTGATGGATCTGCGTTCCGATGGAACTGTTCGTATACCGGCATTAACAGCAGGAAATCAGGTATACGCAACAACTGGCGGAAGATTGACAACGACAGAACCATCAGGTTCTGCACAAAAGAGTTACGCAAGAATATTTATGATGATGGGAGCATAAAACCATGGGTTTGAAAGTATTGGGTCAGTCTATTCCTTCAGCAGCAACTTCAACGTTGTTTTACACAGTGCCAGTTTCAACTTCAACAGTTGTTTCAACACTAACTGTTTGCAATCAATCAGCTACACCTACATCGTTTAGAATCTCTATTGGCATAGCAGGTGCAGTTTTGTCAACAGCACAGTATCTTTATTATGATGTGCCCATTGAAGGTAATACAACATTTGCGGCAACATTGGGAATAACTCTTGCCACAACTGATGTCATAAGAGTTTACGCAACGTTGGGAACACTAAGTTTCAATGCATTTGGCGAGGAGATTTCATAATGGCACATTCAGCAACAGGTCCGTTCAAGGTACTTTCTCTTACAGATTCAAAAGAAATATCTGCATTTGGAGAAGCGAGAACAACAACCCTTTGTCCAGTTGCTGGCTGGACATTTTCTTACAACATCATTGATGAGTTGGTTACAACAAGTTCTGTGAATTCTGGGAGTGTTACACAAACATCAGGGAGAGCAAAACTAAGTATTATTGGCTCTTCATCAGAAGCAAAGGTCCTAACCAAGAAAGCTGTTCGTTATCTTCCTGGCATTGGAGGGTTAGTTAGAGCAACTTGTCTTTGGGAAACCGCCCCAGCACCAGGAAACTTTAGAATCATTGGGCTTGGTAATAATGTTGATGGATTGTTCTTTGGAACTTCTGGATCAAGTTTCGGAATAACTCATAGAGTCAACAGCATTGATACGTTTTATTCACAATCAGCTTGGTCAGACAATACTTGTCCTTGGCTTGATATAAGCAAGGGAAATTTATACCAAATAAATTATCAATGGCTTGGATTCGGTGAAATAAAGTTTGACATAGAGGACCCAGCTACTGGAAGATTTGTTCCTGTTCACCGAATTAAGTATGCAAACACCTCTGTCTCCTGTTCATTGTTAAATCCAAATCTTCCAGTCAAAGCACACAACTATAATACATTTGCAACAGGAAGTTTTGTTATGTATTCTCCCTCAGCCATGGGATTTGTGGAAAATCCCCAGGGTTATCTTCCCGTATTTCATGATCCGTTGACCATTTCAAGGCATACATTGTTTGCAAGAAACTCCGTATCAGCAGAAGCTGTTCTTATTGTTCTTCAGAGTACCGGTTCTTTAAATGGTATAACAAACAGAATGAACATAGATCTAACAAATTTAAATCTAACAACTGACGGAACAAAGGTTATTAACTTCAAGATTATAAGAAATCCAACGCTAGGTGGCGCAACTCCAGTTTATACAAACATTCTATTGAACCAATCTCCTATGAATGTTTCAACGACCGCTGGAATAACATACACGGGAGGTACTGAAAGGTGGGCAATGACTCTCATGAAGAATGATCGTGTTGATGAAGATCTTTCCCCGTGGATATTTGAACTAGCCCCGGGTGAAACAGTAATATTGACAGCACAGTCAGTGTCAAGTGTTGATATAGATGGCGCTATTCAGTGGTACGAACGTTATTAAGCTTTTATACACAATGCAACCTATTTAATCAAGGAGAAATAAAACATGGCAGGATTTACATACCCAGCAAGTTCGGGAGGAGCTGCATATGATGATACGGCGTTGGCTGCATCAGTAGCGGCAGTGGCAGCGGCAGTACCAACAACAGTTACTATTCAGTTCGGAACATATACTGCCGCAAATGGAGGGAACAGCGGAACGATCCCGTTGTTTGACTCTGGATTGTTTGTCAACGGAGACATATGGAATGTTACCGGCCATGTTATTATGGAGCACGACACAGATATTGGAATAATAAATTTTTCCGGATATTGGAAAAAGATTGGAGGTTCAATCGTTAAATCGACAACTGTGGCTACTCAATATCCCATATTAGCCGGGCAAGCTCTTGATCCGAACACATCCACCATTTATTTGGTAAACGGAAGTTGCGGAATTAATGTTAATAATTTCAATGCTAGTTCTTATCCCGTTAACATTTCTGTATACGCCGAATTAAAATTTCTTAATTAATTTATTTATAGTGATAAGATATTGTAGTTTGCGGAGAGCAGATTGCTTCAACTAATCTATTTTATTCTAATATCCTATGGTCTAACATCGATCCTGTGTTATGGTTCAATATTAGATTTCATAAGACCAAGTAATGGTTTTTTTGGGAAGCTGCTTCGTTGTCCAATGTGTCTAGGATTTTGGATTGGAGTACTTCTTTGTGGAGTTTCTCCATATACAGAACTATTTAGTTTTGAGCGATCCTTTATTAATTGCATCCTCCTTGGATGCCTAAGTTCTGGAACTAGTTATATATTGAGCATGGGAGTGGATGACGATGGCTTTAATTTTAAGATCAAATCAGGGTCACAATCTTTGGACAACAAAGTGGATGAAGAGACCGCCAACAAATTGTAGAAAGGGATGCTGACTATGAAAATTTCATATGAAAGATTAAATCAAATTATAGAAGAGGAGGTTGTTCGGTTTAAGAAATTAAATGAAGATACTCCTCTTGCGAAAGACCCAGCCATGGTTGCGTTTGATGCAGAAGTAACCAGAATTAGCGGTCTGGCCACCACAAAGGAAGCCGCCGTAAGACTAACAGGATTGCTTCGCGGGATAAAATAATGAATAAATATATCCTAACAGAATTCCTAGAATTAGAAAACGACTCAACTCTATTAACGGAGGAAGAAAGGTCTCTAAACGCCTCTGGTCAGGAACTCATCCTCGCAGGAAGACTCCAGAAGGCGGATACAAAGAATGGCAATGGAAGAATTTATCCAAAGAAAATTCTACAAAGAGAAGTGGAAAATTATAGAAAGTTAGTCTCTGAAAAGAGAGCCCTTGGCGAATTGGACCACCCAGAGAGTAGCGTTATTGAGCTAAAAAACGCCTCTCATCTCGTTTCCTTTATTGAAATGAGAAACGATGAGGTTATTGGAAAGTTAAGAATCCTCGATACTCCATCGGGGAAGATTGCAAAGGACCTCATTAGAGGTGGAGTTAAGCTGGGAGTCTCGTCTCGAGGTCTTGGTTCAACCAGGGAACAGGGTGGGGAAACCGTAGTTCAAGATGACTTTCAGTTAATTTGTTTTGATCTTGTATCAGAACCATCGACAACTGGTGCCTTCCTATTCAAGGAAAACAAGGATCCTAACATCTTTACAAAGGCTGACAGAATTTATCGAGCATTAAACGATATACTATTAGAGAGTGATTAATGACAAAACTAGAGATGAAGAAGTTGATGAAGCCTATTGTAAAGGAATGTCTTAGCGAAATGCTATTAGAGGAGGGGCTTCTCTCTAATCTGATCGGAGAAGTCCTAAAGGGACAGCAGAAGGTTGTTGTATCAGAGAACAGACAACCAACAAACAGAGTCTTGACTCAATCAAAACCAAAGTTGGCTTCGATAAGTGAAAAGAGAAAGATGCTTGCAGACGCGATTGGCAATGGGGCTTATTCGAATATTTTTGAAAATGTTACTCCAATATCGGACGCATCTAGCCAGTCGCACGAAGATGAAGGCGACCCGGGCATAGATTTATCAATACTTTCCAGGATTCCTGGAATGAAAAAGTTTTAAAGAGGAAGTGATGGCAAATAAAAATTTTAATGTAGAAGTTAAGGCAAAGCAGTGGGAACACCCAGAGAAACTTATTAAGAGATTCCTTAATAAGGTCAAGAAAGAAAGAATTGTTGAGGAGGTCAAGAACAGAGAGTTTTATGAGCCACCCTCGGTGAAGAAGGTTAAGGCAAGACATAGACGAAAGAAGGTCCTTCAAAAATTAAGAGCCGAAAGAGAAGCCGTAGATAATACGACCGAAAGACAGAAAAATAAGAAATCGCGATCTAATTAATAGAGATCAGGAGATAGAACATGGCGAATGAGACAATGCAATGGCCCAGCGCGGGCTTGGGGTCAGTAGGCTCATATCAAATGAGCGGCATCCCATATGCGTCATCTAGCATAACAGTCCCAGTCAACTCTTCTACTCCATTGTGTATACAATTTCCATATGTCGTCAAGTTTGTAACAATTGCAAATGTTGGCTCCTCTGTGCCATTCCGAGTTGGATTTAGTGCAAAGGGAGTTTCTGGCTCGGCATCAAATTATTTTGTCGTACCATCCGGGTCATCGTATACGGGAGATTGGAGAATAGAGGACCTGTATCTTATATCTGATACATCTGCCCAAAGTTCTGCTTCTATAATTGCTGGACTTACTCCAATTCCAAGAGGAGTACCTCCGTTGGGTTCCGCGACCGGAAACAACTGGTCGGGATCATCTGGAGTTGGATAATTATTTAACGGAGATAAAAATATGAGTTCATTGTTAGAACAGGCGATATTAGACGCTAAGGAGTTGAAGGAAGCGGCGGTAAGAAACGCTCAACAGGCTATTGTTGAGAAATATTCCTCGGAGTTCGAGGGGGAGATAGAACGTCTTCTGGAGCAGACAGAGGTTGCACCTCCCGTTGGTGATACAGCAGCTACGATTCCTCCTGCCGCTGCTGGTGCTGCACCAGCCATGCCAATGCCTCCAGTTGGAGCAACAGCTTCAACGCAGCCGGTTGACCCAGAAAAGGCCAAGAACGATTCTGACAAAAAGTCAGACCTATTTGGCAAGCTTCAATATGCCTTTAAGGATGGAGAAATTATCGACGATAAGGCATATCCCACCGGAGTTGTAGAAATAGATCTGGATTCTCTTTCAGAATTTGGGTTTGAAAACAACAAGAAGGAATCGGTCGATCAGATGGCACTTCAGGAACTAAGACAATTGATGAAGAAATCAAGATTAAAGGAAAACCTTGGATCCTCTAAGGATGACGAGTGGGAAGAAGTCGGTAGCGAGGACTTCCCATATGGCGGCGGAAATGATGAGGAGCTGGGAGATGACGAGAGGTCTCCTGAGACCTGTGAGGAATGCGGAGAAGGCAGGGAGGATTGTGCGTGTGCAGATCTCGAGGGGTATGACGACGATGAAGATTCTCTTGAAGGGTTAGATGAATATCGTGGTGATAAGGTCTCTGGAGTAGATGAGGACGAGGAAGATTTAGACGACGATTTCGACTCTGATGAAGAGTTGGACGACGACTTTGGTGAGGAAGAAGACTCAGAAAGCGAAGAAAATTTTGAAATAGACTTTGATTCAGAACCGAACAGTGACAGAGTCAATCTGGGAGATGAGACCAGCGTTGAGGATGATGACTTTGATTCAGACGATGATTTTGACGACATAGATGATGACGAGGAAGGTTTTGACGACGATGATATCCTGCAAGAGGATGAACTCAACGAAGCTGCCAAGAAACAGTCTCTCGCGGTTGTTGTGCAGAAATTAATAAACATGCAGGGCAAGGTTGAGAAGAAGCATCCTGGACTCGGAGCCGAACTTAAGTATATTATTGATATGGTGAAGGAACTAGACGACAAGGGAAAGAAGCCTGCTGCTGATAAGAAGACAACGGCTGCTTCCAAGGACAAGATTGATGAAGCCATTAAGCTTGACTGGAAGAGATCTGGACCTCGCTCTAAGTGGACTGGTGTAAACCCAGAAGAAGCAGAACATGATGTAGAGCTCGCAAATCTACAGGCAGAAATCCAGGAAATGGAGCAGGAGGTTGAGACTCTTGAGGAATCAAATAAGAAACTTAAGGCCGGACTCGGAGAGTCAATTGCTCTCATAGAGAACGTAACCAAGGAAAATCAAAGATTATTAACAAAGATTTCTAGATATGAAAAAAATGTCAATGAATCGAGGTTTTTGAATCATAGATTACTATATATAAATAAGGCATTAATGGACGGCTCCTTAAATGAGCGACAGAAAAACAAGATTGTTGAGTCCATCAATGGTGCGAAGACGACAGAAGAAGTAAAATTGCTTTACGAGACATTACAGAGCACAATGCGGGACGCAACAAGTAACAGTGGACCCAAATCATTGAGCGAGGCAGTTGAAAGACGTTCTTCTTCAATCCTTCTAAGAGCTTCCCGAGCGGAAGACAAACCGAAGGATGATTTTGCTGAACGTATGAAACGATTAGCGGGAATTTAAATATTCCATTTAACTTTTATCAAAGGAGATAAAACATTATGGCAAGTATAGTTGAAAGATTAACAGAAAATATTGTAGAAAGAAATCTCCTTCGTGAAGGCGCTGCTCTCTCAAAGAAATGGGAAAAGACAGGTCTACTTGAAGGAATCGATAGAGACTC